ATCTGTAGATTCTTCATATCTATCTGATTTAAGAGCCATAGTTATATTCTCCTGTTTTTTTATAATTACTTGTTGAGTACGTGATTTTCAAACCAGTTTGAAACACTCGCTCTGGTGGATTCAAGTTCATTGTGTTCTGGAACGATCAGTGTAGCTTCTGAACTTTCTATTTTTTCGAAAGTTTCTGGAGTTACTTCGGCTTCTGTGATCTTGGCCTTAGAATCCTTCTTCATAGCTTCTTTATCTTCCGTTGACTTCTTTTCAAACATCATCTTCTTCTTGCCGTACATAGCAACTACGGCTTCAAAAGAAGCGTCATCAAGAGCATCAAAAGCAGCAAGAGTTGTTTCTACTTCTTCTTGCTCAAAACCAGCTTCTACCAAAGAAGCCATTCTCTTCTGCATCTTTTCTTTCTTCTTCATTTCTCCCATGTGCATAGTTGCTTCGGCAAGCTGATTGCTTGATTGAGCCAAAGCGTCTTCGAGTTCAGCAACACGAGCCTGAGTAGATTTGATAACTTCATTAAGCTGATCAATCGTTGCGTGACTTTGTTCAGCGGCAGTCTTGAAGGAATCAACTTTGGAAGCAAATTCCTTGTCTTTAGCTTCTTCGATCTTTGCCTTGATAGCTTCGTTTTCAATCTTAGCTTTTGCTAGCTGATCACGAACCTCTCTTAGCTGCGTTTCGAACAATGTATCTTCAGCCATTTTAATTTCTCCTATTGAAAATTTAGAGTATGCATTAAAGTTTATAACATTTGCAACCGTATTATTAAATATAACACTTCTTGGGTTCGCAGGCTTTGAAACCAACCCTTTACCAGAAAAAGAAATGTTTGACAAAGCACGACCTAATTTATAACCTTCATATACGCCAGTTCCACCGTAAGATTTTAGATGTTTGGTCAAAAATGCTGAAGCTTCATCGCGTTCCAATATTTTTGCCATACCCTTGTTGTCGATCATCGCATAATCAAATCCAGAAAACAGACATTCCATAGAAACGTACCATTTGCCTTCTTCAATTTCAGCAATGATTTTGTCCATCCGCTCTTTGTTTGTTTCATCACTCCAACTGTTGTATAAAACAGCCTGAGTGATAATATCAAAATCTTCTGGACGGGCATCATCTTCGTCGGCTACAGATTTACCATCCTTGGTTAAAACGTAAGAACCTGTGATATGACCAATTATATCATTTTCATCATGCATGAAATTGAATTGTTTATCTTCTGGAGTTTTCCTCGCAGCCCAAGTGGCTTCAGGAGTAAAAACGTCATCATTTTTATTCCATCCAGTAGAAACAAGAACAGACTCTATGTAGTATAGGTCTAGCTGATTTTTATTCTCAGCAAGTGCTATCTGAAGAGAATCTGGTATTTTAATATGATCGGCTATTGATGGTAACCCTCTCTTGTGTAGATCATCTACGCGAGAGCAATAAGCTATAGATGCCTGAGTTTTAACTAACTCGGCTACTCCATCTTGAATTTCATGTTTAAAAATTTTTATTGTCATATTTTACCTCATGACATTATACACAAAAAAATAAAAAACACAAAGAAAGCATCTTTTTTTTAGCTTAGCAATAACTCCACATAATTTGCGATAACAAGCTTTCTATAATTTTCTATACTGTTTGCTGAAACTTTTATTTCTTTTAATTCTGATGGAATAGGCTTAAATTTTTCGGAGATAGCTTTGTATATAGAACCGTCGTTTAGATCGCACATTGGAGTAAGATTCAACAACGTTGCCAATCTTAATTGCTCAAACTCTTGAGCTTCTGCTTTCGTTAGCTGTCTCATATTAGCTTTGCCTTTATTAGACAAATATCCATCTATCAATATGGAGGTGTGATCAAATGCTGACGTGACCCACATAAACAACTCAGCAACTCCCGGAGTGCTCTTTGGTGTATCTACACGCTTTTTCCTTGGACCCTCATCTAATTTATTTGGAGGTCTTCCGTTGTCCTTTTTTACAGCAGGGCTGCTCTTTAAACCAGTTTCAAGTTTAGATTCTTGTATGTCTTTATTGATTTCACCTTGCTTTTCTATTTTTTCAATATCAATCTGCTGATTTGCATTGTGGAAAGGGCTGGCTTTTGGAGGCAGCTTTTCATCTTCTCTGGATTTAGACTCTCTTTGTAGTCTAACCTTTTCTACGTTTGGAACTTCCTTGAATCTTTCAAGAACAGTTTCGTGAGAAATAATATCTCTGTCAGCAAGTTGAATCAGCAAATTCTTTTCACTGGATTCGTCAGATAGACTCATTTGATCATAAATGACATGAGCTGATTTTCTGAAGCCCATAGATTTTCTTATGTCTTCAAGTTCTTTTTCCCAAAACTTAGTGAGCTGATCTCTTCCGTACTGTAATCTTTCGACCAAGGTTTTAAGAGAGATAAAATTGTTTGTGAAACCACCTCCCTGTCCAGACATTCCGGTCAACGTTGGAGGAACTCCAAGTCCAGCAAAAATACTGTTTAGTACATTTTGGTATTTTTCAGCTCCCAAGAACTTGTAAACTTGAGAGTTACTTTCTGTGAATTTTAACTCTGGTCCATAAACAAGCTCCATACATCCGCCTCCAGTGTTGCTGGCTAGTATGTTTCTTAATTTATTTACACCTTCTTTTGTTGGTAAAACCTTGTGCTCAAAGCTTCCGAGTGTCCATAGTCTGATGTTTGAAATAGCACCATCCAACGCTGCCAAGTCTGCTAATTTCATTTTCTCCAACATCACAATGTCGTCAAGAATTGCGTAAACAAGTGGATTCGCCCATTGTTGCCAGTCGTCCTTTTTATAATAAAACACTGATAATTTTTCAGGATCTAAGTCTATCTTTCGATTATTGCTCTTTATACTGTTCTTGATGTTGGTTGGTAGAGTTTCAAGAACTTTTACCGGAATGGTGCCGTCTTTGAAGTTGTCAAAAAAAGAGTCTGAGCTTAACTGATAGTTTTGTTTGCCAAGAAAGAGACTAACAACACCGTCCTTCATGTCTATGGTCAGTGGATTAAAGAAGTTGTACCTCCAAGGAATTACATTCTTTTTAATAGTTGGTATTTCTACCACTATGTCTTGAGCCAAAGACTTGATATAAGTAACTATGTCTTCACTGATATTAGCGTGACTTTTATATACAAAAACATTTCCAGTTCTGTAGAGATTGTTTAAAAATCTTTCTGATCTCTCTTTGCCATCAACCTTTTTGAACCATTGCTGATAGAATTTTTCAACACTCTTGTTTTCATGAACAATGTTTATTCCTTGACAACCAAAATCACCCATTAAATCTATAATATTTCTTACAATTCCAACCTTATCATAAGCTTCCATGCACATTTTTATTATACTTTTAGAGCGCGTAGGAATTTGCTCTTCTGGTCTAAACGCGTAATAATCATTGCGAGTAAATCCGGGCTTTACAGATCTGTTTGGTTCAATGTTTAAAAAATCTCTGTGATAAGCTTTGCTCACACCGGCATAAGACTCGGAAGCTTCAGAAAAATTTTTAAAAGCCAAAGCTTTTGAGTTTTGATCGTTTTCATTCCAAGTCGAAAGAGAGCCGTTGGTTTTTTCAGACATTTTATCGCCTTTATAATTGAACTGTAATCAGATTGTATTCCAAATGACTATACACATATTTCAATAAAGGTTATTATTCATATTGTCTGTGAACCAAGCTGGGCCATTATACAGTTTACCTTTTGGGTCTTTTTCTTTCTCAATTGTTGCAAATCCTCCATAAAAATTATATATTTCTGAGCTTGGAGTACGGGCTATGGTTCTGGCGGACATATTGGCCATCAAAAGAGCTGAGTATCTGTCTTTTCTTAGCTTGCCCTTTTTGCCAGTTCCTACGACTGTTTCTGGAGTGTCCCATTTGTCTCTGCCAGAAGGTGTTTGTGATATTTGAATCATAGCCAACTCATCTTTTAGATCCTCTATTTCCATAACGCACTGTTCCAGTGTGTCAAAAGATCTGCCCTTCATTTCATCTTCGATTGCTGAAATATCCAGACTGAGCGTATCGAACATGGGGAATAAAAGAGCTTTATCCTCAAAGTCTTTTCTCATTCCGTGATTTGATTCAGACACCCAGTCATATCTAGAAAATTGGCACATTTCTAATATATGTAGACCTCTGTTGTCGTCTGAGTCTTTTGGTTTTTCTGGGTCGATTGTTTCCCAGATTGGAACTTCATTTTCTTGTATTTTATCTTTATCGTGTAAGCTTTCCATAACAGCGATACCGCCACCTCCAGCATCCATAGCTATTTGAACGCATGGAAAAACTCTCATCAAATCTCTTATTTTTCTAGCACAATAAGCGTAAAAATCAGATTCAGATGAAAATCCACTTTTAATTTTTTCTTTGTGCTGATCTCTGTTTGTTGTCCAACAGTGAACGACTCTTCTGTGATCTTCGTTTAGTTCTAAAATCAC